GAGTTGTCCTTAATTGCCTCTGCCTCAAGCAACAGTTCTACAATTCACGCTTCCTTTGACTGGGAAGAAGTAAGCCGATGACTAGCCACCACTTGACAAATCTAGGATAATCTAACTATGTACTCAGCCCCTGCTACCCCCCAATACGCATACGCCCCTCCTATGCCTACCTTTGAAAGAGGCGGTCGGGTCAAGGAAACCTACGGCCTAGAAAATGCCGCTGAGATGATCCGTCGTCGGGGGCGTGGGGACGACACAATTCTTGCCCATATTAACCCCCAAGAGGCTGGTATCCTAAAACTTCTGGGCGGCTCTGGGACAACCAATCCATATACGGGTTTACCCGAATTTAAATTTTTGCCCGGTATAAAAAGCATACCTATTATTGGAAAACCACTTTATAAAGCCGGATCTCAGATTGGTAAAGCAATCGAAAGCGGTGTTGAGTCCATTGCTAAGGCTCTTGGCCCCGTTGGGTCTATTGCTGCTGCCTACTTTGGTGGCCCAATTGGCGCGGCTTTGTATCAAGGTCTTGCCGCCCCGGGAAGTAGTTTTGACACAAAGAACGCTATTAAAGCCGCTGCTTTGACATACGCTGGAAACACCTTAAGTGGCGCCGAAAACGCTTGGGCACCTCAATTTGACTACGGTAGCGCTTTTGGGGGAGATATGTCGTATGTTCCTACAGGGGATGTTTCAAGCGCCGCCAGCGGAGCACCTTCTGTAAACGAAGCGGTGTCTATAGGTGGGTCTATGGACGCTAGTGGTATAGGTACTGGGGTTGACGCCGCCGCTGGTGGGCCTAGTATGGGTACTGCCCCTGCTGCTTCTGCTCCTTATGGAAACATTGCTTCTGATACTGGAGCAGGTGCAGACTTTGCCGCTCAATCAGGAGAAGGGTTTAACTACAACGCTGCTAGTACTAATATTGACGCAGCAAGCACTCCTACTCCAAACATGCTTGAAAGAGGATATAGCGCTGTAAAAGAAGGTATTGGTGGCATTCTTCCAGAATCAGTAAAAGACTATATTCCTACACTAAGTCAGGCTAAAGATATAGCATTAATTGCATCCGGTGCTACAACTGCGTACGGGGCGTATAAGACCAAACAGGAACTTGATGCCGCTAAAGCCGAAGCCGAGCGTGTTCTTGCCGATCAGGCTAATCGTAAGAAAGAAGAAGTTGAGTGGGCGCAAGGTGTTATGCGCGACTACCCCTATAACTATAAGCGGCTAACTGAAGAAGAAGTTCGCAGTGAGCGCGGCATGGCGATGGGTGGACGGATTGACTCCTATGACGATGAAATTGGTGGCGATGACAATATGATGCAAGGCGGCATCGCTTCTCTAGCCAAGGGTGGTCTTCCCCCTCGGTATCTTCGGGGTGGCGGTGACGGGATGAGTGACTCTATCAGGGCTAACATTGAGGGTAAGCAAGAAGCCCGTCTGGCTGATGGTGAGTTTGTGGTTCCCGCCGACGTGGTATCTCACCTTGGTAACGGCTCCTCAAACGCTGGGGCTAAAAAGTTATACGCAATGATGGATCGTGTTCGCAAGTCACGCACAGGCAAAACTCGTCAGGCACCCGAAGTTAATACTCGCGGCATGATGCCTGCGTAAAGGATAGATTATGGCAACTACCCAACAAGTCGTAACCTCAGCGCTACCTACCGCGTTCGAAGAGTTTTATAAAACCGGTGCCCAAGGCGTTCCCGGTCTAATCCCACAAGCATTTAAACTCTACGGCGCAGGTTCTCCCGCTGAGTATCAGGCTAATATCAAAGGCCCCCTAGAGGCGGCTAATCTCTATACTGGCGCACAGCGGGTAGCAGGTCTAACCCCTAGCCAACAGCAGGTTGGCGCACAACTTTCTGCAATGCAGACTCCCGGGCAGTTTGCTATGGGGACTGGCGCTCTTGGCTCAGGCTACGCCGCTGCCTCTGGCTTGCCCAGTATGTTAGATCAAGGACTATTGCAGCAATATATGTCTCCCTATGCTCAGGGCGTCATTGACGTTCAGAAGCGGGAAGCCCTAACAGATGCTCAGAAAGCCCAGTTAACTACTAACTTAGGCGCAGCACGGCAGGGTACTTACGGCGGAGCACGGCAACTGCTTGCTACAACAGAGCGTGAGCGCAACCTCCAGAATCAACTCGGTGACATTCAAGCCAAAGGACTTCAGGCTGCATACGAGGCTGGGCAAAAAGGACTTGAAGCAGAGCGTGCTGCTCGTCTACAGCAGGCACAAACCTTTGGTACATTAGGCCAGCAGTTTGGTCAGTTAGGCGCAGTACAACAAACAGCAGATATTGACCGACTCAAGACTCTCGGCGCTTACGGTGATTACGAGCGTGCTCTAGCGCAACAGAAGACAGACATTGATTATCAGAATCTCTTGGAGCGCATCCAGTATCCTGAGACCCAACTTGACAAACTGAGTGGCTTTATCCGTGGTATCCCCATGACAGATAAAACTCAAACTACCACTACGCCGCCGCCTTCCTTTGCAAGCCAATTAACTGGCCTTGGAATTGCTGGTCTTGGCGCCTTCCTTGGAAAGTAAAGGGTAACTAATATGTCACTCAAAGGAATAACTGAAGGTTTAAGAGTTTTAAATCAGCCTATTGCTGCGTTAGCAAGACTTCCACAAGAACAAATTATTGCTATGTCGCAACAACCGGCTGGATCGCCTAACCATATTCCACCTTCGTATGTAGCAACTATTCTGAAGGCAAAAGCAGATATGACTCAGGCCGCTGCCAATATGCAGGCAATGGCTCAACCTTCGCAGCCTTCGGTAGTTGAACAGTCTATGGCTATTAATGCCCAAGCAGAAGCGCCTCGGCAGGCTCCTATGGATGCAGGGGTAGCGTCGTTACCCGTACCTGAAGAAATGTATGGCAGTGATTACGCAGGCGGTGGAATTGTAGCGTTTGATGAGGGCGGCATGGCTGGGACATTTGATTCATTTATGCCTTCAGAGCCGAGTGGCGAACCCCTTATAGAACCGGCTGTACCAGAAGAACTAGCGGGCAAAATAGGACTTGCGCAAGTTTACGGTATTAAAGAAGGGCGCTATGGAAGAACTAAAGATGAAATTTTAAAGTCTTTTGGGGTTAAACCATCTGCACCTGCGGCTCGTCCTGCGCCGACTGTTTCTACTGAGGCTGCTCCTGCGGCTCCCGCTGCGCCTGCTAGGGCTTCTGCTAGAGAATCTGGTATTGCTTCAATACCCAAGGGTGCTGCTCCTGCGGCTAAACCTGACTACCTTACTAAACTCCAAGAGATGTTAAAGAAAGCCGGAGTTACTGATACGGATCAGGAAGATCTTGCTGCTGTGCAACAAGGTAGAAGCAAACTTGAAGACGATAAGTTTGACGCTTTGAAACTGGCAATAGTTAGGGCCGGTCTTGGAGCGGCAGCGGAAACATCCCCATATGCAATTTCTAATCTTGCTAAAGGTTTTAGCCAAGGGGTTGAGTCTTACGAGAAATCTACCAAAGAAATTAAGGCCGAGAAGAAAGAGTACGATAAGATTGAACGTGATCTACGTAAGGCCGCAAATCTCCGTAAGCGCGGTGAAGTAGAGAAAGCGCTTGAGTTAGAGGAAAAAGCCGAAGACCGCGAAATTAAACTTCGTGGCGTACAGGCTCAGGAGCGTTCTGCAAATAAACCAAGCCAATTCTCTGAACAGTATGCGCTTTATTCTGCTAACGAAAAAGCAGCCGGGCGCACGCCAACCTTTGAGGGATTCCGTAGAGCACTTGGTACCGGCGATGAGTCGATGGCGTTAAATCGCATTCGATATGCACAAGACGCACTGGCTAAGGATTTGAATTATTTACGGTATTCCAATAGCCCTAAACCTGAAGACCAAGCCAAGGCTGCTGAGATTGAACGTAAAACCTATGCTAGATTCGGGGCTTCTCCTACGGGAGGATCTGGTATCCCTTCCAACGTACAATCAGTACTCGACAAATACTTACCTAGACCGCAATAGCGACCATGGCTGACTTAAACCAACTCTATGACGCACTGTTAAAAGCGGATGCGGCAGGGGATGTTGAAGGGGCCAAGACGCTTGCGCAGTACATCCAGCAAGTTCAAGGAGTAGGTGCACCACCCCCCGAGGCGCCCCAAGAAGACGGCTTTTTTGATATGGCTGGGCGTGCGCTTGTGCGTGGAGCCAAGCAGACTGGGTCTCTTCTCGGGGATGTATTACCTGCCATGGTGGGTAAAGCCGTTGGTGCTGAAGACTATGCCGCTCGTCAGATGGCAGAAGCCGAAGAAACTCAGAAAGAGATTGAAGCCAAATATGGCGCTCGGTATAAAGAGTTATCCGACGTTAAGGGGCTAGGGGATGTGCTTCCCTTTGTGGCTGAGACTGTCCTAGAGCAAGTCCCAAATATTGCTACTGCCGTTGTCCCCGGCGTTGGGGGTGCGGTTGCAGGGGGTAAATTAGCCGCCCAACAGGCTGCAAAGACGTTGGCAGCACGGGAAGCAACCCAAGCGGGTGGACGGTACGCAGCCCTTAAAACAGCCCAAGGCGCGGCTTATGGTGGCGGGGCTGGTGCTTTCCTTGGTTCCTATGCCATGAACGCCCCCGAGGTGTTCCAAAACATCTATGAGTCCACTAAGGACGAGGCCACAGGTGAAGGGCAGATGGAGTTGGGTGCATCCCTCTTGGCTGGCTCGGTAGCGGCGGCGCTAGATTCTGTCCTACCCGCATACTTAGTGCGTCAATTTACGCCCGGTATGAAAGCCGGAGTTGTAGAACGTATTCTAGAGAAATCAGGAATGGCTCCCGGTGTAGCCCGTGGTGCCACGGCAGGTGCATTGACAGGCTTTGCTACAGAAGCCCCAACAGAAGCCGCCCAAGAGGCTATAAGCATCGCGGCTGAGAAGTTTGTCAATGAGAACGCTGAGGTCTGGAATAGCAAAGACTTTAATCGTTTGATTGAGGCTGGTGTCCGGGGTGGCGTAGGCGGCGGTGGTATTTCTACGGTTGCAGGCGGTGTCAAGGGGTACTTAGATAAGCGTGCTGACACCCGAGCCTTTACTCAAGGTAAACCCGAAGCCAGTGCTCTAGATCAACTTGACTCAGGGCAAGTAGAGGGCGAAGAACAAGTTACTGCTCCAGAAACGGTTGTAGAAACACCTGCTGCACCACCCGCTAATTTAGATGAGGTGCGGAACCTACGAGGCAAAATTGGTGAACTTAGTGCCGCAATCCGTGATTTAGAGAGAAGCGGCACCGATCAAACTATCCTCGCCGACTGGTATGCCGAGCGAGAGCGCTTACAAGAACAGGAGCGTTCCCTGCGCCGTGGTGATGAACCAAGCGATATTCTCCGTGCCCCTAGCGCCCGTGACGAAGCCTTGCGTATGGCGGGTATGTCTGAGGAAGAAATCCAGCGTCGGCGGGAAGCCAAAGGTGAGCCGGGAGTTACCTACAAACCGACTGATTATGAGCGTGGTCTAACCGTTGATAACCTTAGCGATGCTGGTGTCCCCAAACGTGAAGCCGAGGCTATAACGGATCAGGCGGCTAAGAACAAGTTATCTGGCCCTGCACGGTACTACTTAAACAATATTATCCAAGGCAAGTTTTTGTTCTCTGACGGGTGGCGAACACCAACGGAACAGGACTATACCGACGCGAATGAAGAAACCCGTGCCCGCTTTGACCGGCTAAAACAGATTGCAGAGCAGGTACCCCAGCAAGACTTATTCCAAGCCCAGCAGTTAGGGTTAGATTTAGCCCCGGCTGAAGAGGGGGTGTCCCGAGAGTTTGCCTCTCCAATTGCTTTAAGCGAAGAAGAGTTTAAGTTAACTGCACCAGAGGGCATTGCTCCTCCAGAAGTGGAGATTGAGACCGAAGCCACTGCTGCCGCAGCGCCGATGAACTTAGTTGATAAGACTACAGATCGGCTTGAGACAATGCTCAATAGCCTACAACCTACTGTAGAGGCTGAAAAAGGGCTAGAGAACTACAAGTCTGCCATTGCTAATTTTGTTGACGAAGTCAAAGATTATTTGGATGGGGTGTCGGCTGAGCGTCGCAAAGATAATCTCGGTCTTATTAACGAGTTCTTTAATAGGCTTGGACTGACTTCAGATCCACAGTTAGCGCAGGGAATTGTTACTGACCTCAAAGGAAAGACGGCTGCTCAACAAGCGCAGATTATTGCGCAACGCACCAAGATGCCTAACCTCACGACGCCGACTGGCTTAAATGAGTTACGCAATCGCTTCCAAGACTTCATGGAGCAGCAAAACTTAGGGCGTATTGGTGAGTTCCCGGGTCGTGCTGCTACTGCAACATTTGCCTCAGATATTTATATCCCAACTCAAGTAGCCAATGTCCTGCGTCAATTGCGCAATAAGCCAACCAAGTTGATGTCGCCTGATGAGCGGGCGTTTATGGCTTACATGAGCAAGTTTAAGTATGGCTTGGCGATGAAGTCGGCGGCTTATGACATAGCCAACAAAATCCCGATGGGGAATATGTTCTCCGGGCAAGGGGGAAAAGCCGCAGAGTTATTCCGACAGTTCGTAGAAGAAAACTTTCCAGCCCAGATATTTGACGCTTTTAATCAAACTGTTCTTGAGTATGAGCAGAGTGACAAACGATCTGCCCACGCCGCTGCCATCATCAAGGCTCGGCAAAATATGCGTAAGGAATACCTCAAGCAGATGGCGCAGGAAAGCGCCGAGGCTGAAGCCGAGATGCGTCGTCAAGCCAAGTTGGAGTCAGCACGGCGCAAAGAGGAGTCCCTAGCCCAAGATATTAAACGTGCGTCATTTAATCGTGCAGAAGCCTACTTTAAACCCATGCACCCTGCGGTTGAGCAACGCCTTGTTGACGGGGATGTAGACGGCGCATTAGAGTTAATTGAGCGGTTTCCCAACGCTAAATACTGGCAACTATTGGCTCGTAGGCTCCGTGCTCTTAATTTAAATACTGTCACTCAGGTAGACGACCAAGAACGGCTGCTTCGTATTAATCTGGCAAAAATTGCCACTACCGTAAATAAGTTGGTTGGGGACATCCGTGACCTGTATCCGCAAGTGTATGAAGCCAATATCGCCCCTGCGCTCAATGAAGCCAACGAGATTGACATCAAAGCATTTGCCAAGGGTTTAAAAACAATTAAAGACAATGCGCTACTAAGCGAAGACATTGTCCGCAGTTCGCAGGTTACTTGGATCTCTGAGCGGTATAACAATGCAGCCAAGTCTTTAGACGCCCCCGGCTTTTACATGATGGGTGACGACATCATTAACTTGAACCGGCAAGAAGGTGGGAATTCGTACTACACCCTCTTCCATGAGTTAACTCATGCTGCAACTGCACATGCTATTCGTAACCCAGATCAGTTGAATTCGGCGCAAAAAGAAGCGCTTAACAACCTAAACGAGTTGTATCAGTACACCCGAGCCAACTATCCGGCTGTGTATGAGTACGGGTTTGAGAGTCTTGACGAGTTTATTGCTGAAGCCTTTAGCAACGCCGAGTTCCAAGAAATTCTAAGTAAACTACCGTACAAAAATACGGAGTCCTCACTGTGGTCTCGGTTTATTGACTACGTACGTCGGCTGATTGGGGGTAAAGATACGGTGTTATTTGGCACTCTCTCTAATGCGGACGTGCTTATGACTGCCTCCCAAGTCCGTGCGGCTGGCTCTAACAAGTACACCGGAACCCTTATGGGAGGGGCACCGAAAGCAAAGCGCACAACGGCGGGTACGTTTAAAACGTCTCCTGATAACGAACTAAACCAACGGTGGCTGGACATCCTAAAGCAAAAGCCTGACTGGGGTGCTTCCAAGAGCGGCGTGGCTCGGATGCTTGAAAGCGCTAGTGACGCGACACGTAAATACTTCCTCGGTGCTTTTACTCTGCGGCAACTCCAAGACTTAATTGGTGGACGGCTAGGTGATTCGGCACAGAACTTCATCAATGCGGTTGAAGACATGCTTGAAGACCGCAACGCAATTCTCGATAAGGTCGGCAAGATTGAGAAGAAGTGGGGGGCGTTCCAAAGTAAAGATGCGCAGGGTAGTAAAGACCTGAGCCTGTTGATGATTGATACAACGCTGGCTGGTGTTGACCCTGACGTGCAGCCTAAGAAAGATGCAGAGTTAACAAAGCGCTGGGATGCACTGCCGCAAGAAGCCAAAGAGATCTACCGCGAGGTACGTGATTTCTATAAGGATCGGCTAAACGAATACCGTACGACCGTAGCACGGAACATTGAATTATCCATGATTGCGCAGGGCAAAACTCCCGCCGAAATTAAAGTTGTCCGCGACGATTTGTTTAAGAAGTTCTCTGAGGACACCATTGAGCCATACTTCCCCTTAAAACGTTTTGGGCGGTATTGGTTACAGATTGGCACCCAGCAGGGCGAGACTCGTGAGTTCTACATGTTTGACTCGGCTGCGGCACGTAACACCTTCCGTGACCAGATGGTTGCAGAGATGGCTAAAACTGGGGACACCCGGGGTATTGATGCCGGTCAGAATCTTAAAGACTTTGTTTCTAAGAATATCCGTGACCTACGTACCCTTGAGGACATCGAGAAAATTATTGAGGACACGGGCAAGAACGATCCCGCCATGTCCAATGCCAAACTACGGGAAGCCCTGAAAGATAACATCGAGCAGTTGTATTACCTGACGCTGCCTAATAAGAGCGTACGTAAGATGTTTATTAATCGTAAGCAGGTCTCTGGTGCAAGCCAAGATATGCTTCGGGCGTTCGTGGATTCTTCATTCCACATGGCATATCAGCAGTCTCGGTTTAAATACTCTCGGCGTATGTTCGACCAATTAGAAGCGGCTGAGCAACTACGGAAGTCTAAGCCTGTTGAACTCCTACGAGAAAAGACGGTTGACGAGGACTATATTGCTGAACTAGGTCGTCGCCTTGAGTACGTAATGAACCCGACGGATACTGGGACGCTACCCTCAATCCTTTCTAACGTATCCTTCTTGTGGTATCTAACGGCCCCCGCATCGGCTTTAGTCAACATGCTGGGTGTACCCGCTATTGGTTTCCCTGTACTATCGGCACGGTTTGGATCGGCTAAGGCTGCAGCCACCCTGCTTTCATACGGCAAAAAGTTCATGTCGTCTGGATTTAAGGGAGAAGATGGCAAGTTTGCGATGCCCTCTCTGGGTATGACAAACCTAAACCCACGGGAAAAAGCCGCTTACGATCTATTTATTGCTAGTGGTTTGATTGATATTACGCAATCTCATGACTTGGCTGGCGTGGCTGAGGCTCCGTCGAACCTGTATACCGGGCGCATGAATGCAGTCATGAAGGGCTTTAGCGCCATGTTCCACCATGCCGAGCGGTTTAACCGTGAGGTTGTGGCTATGAGTGCCTTCCGGATGGCCTACGACAATGCTCTTAAGAACAATGTCCCCCCGCATATCGCATTTAATAAGGCAGTAGATCAGGCTAAAGATCTTACCTACCGGTCAATGTTTGACTACTCAACCTTAAATAAGCCTCGCTATCTACAAAACGCATACGCCAAGGTCATCCTGCAGTTTAAGCAGTTCCCGCAACAGATGACGTATTTGCTGGCACGTAGTGGTTATGAGTGGTTTGATAACCCCTCTGAGGATCAAATTGCCACAATCCGTGAGCATATCCAGCGTGAGCGGATTCGGTACGGGCAAGACGCCTTACAGGGTGCTGATCTGGATGCGGCTGTAGCAGAGCAGTTAAAGATGATTAAGAAGGAAGGCAGAGACCGCCTTTTAGGCACCCTAGGGATGACGTTCCTCTTCGCTGGTGCCACGGGTATGCCGCTCTTCTCGGTTGGTGCTTCGGTCGTTGAAGCCCTCCATGCTGCCTTCTCAGACGACGATGAGCCACCGCTTGACTTTGAGAATTGGTTTAAGAACTGGATGGCTCAAACCTTTGGCAACTTCTGGGGTGACTCTATATCCCGTGGGGTAGTGACGCAGGCTTCGGGCATGAACTTCGCAGACCGTATGAGCCTAAACGACCTTTGGTTCAGGGACGCCCGTAAGAGCCAAGACGAAGTCACAGCCTTCCAGAACATGATTATTAATCTGCTTGGGCCGACTGCGGCGCTAGGTGTAAGCGGTGCCGAGGCTGTGAAACTCTTTAACGACGGATACTATTACCGTGGCGCTGAGAAGATTTTACCTGCCGTATTCAAGCAGCCTTTGGTTGGTATGCGGTATGAGACCGAGGGAGTACTTACTCTCAAAGGAGATCAGTTAGTATCGCAGTCCGATATTAGTGCCAAGGACGCCTTATCCCAATCGTTAGGCTTTGCGCCTGAGAAGGTATCCCAACGCCAGAAGGCAAACATCGAAATGAAGACGATGGAGCAGGACATCATCGCCAAGCGGCAGGATTTGATGAACGCCTTCTTCATGGGTTTTGACTCAAACGATGCTGAATTTATAGACAAAGTATTAAACAAGATTACGAAGTTTAATCAGATGTACCCCACCTACCCCATCACGGGAGAGGGCATAACTCGGTCTATCCAGACCCGCTACCGTAGCCGTGCCTTGGCATCTATTACCGGTGGCATCCCGCTCAACAAGAACCTGATGTTTGAGTTGCGGGATATGGGGTACTACGGGGACTAAAAAAGACCCCCGCACTGGGCGGGGGTTCAAGGTTGAAGAAGTCCAACCACCAAGAGGAGTGCCAAAGGCACCGACAGCGAGGAGGTGCTGTCAAGGCGGAGTTTACTACTCAATTCTCCATACTCGCAAGCCCCTAACCCCTTTCTCTACAACACCTTTCATTTCTACAGAATAGCGTAGTCTTTTAGTTACATTGGCTACCTGCTGTTTGGCTTCTTCCAAGTCCAAGCACGGGATAAAGAACGTTCGCCCCGGCTTGAACCGACCCCAATCTATTTCAAAACTAATCCCGTGGACTTTCATTTACCGGCGCCATCGCGTTTACGTAGTCGTCTGTGTTGATAAAGTCCCCCTTGGAGCAGTCAAACATAAACGCATCTGTGGCTAGTCCTTCAATCTTTGTGCCCTTAGCCATACGTTTCTTGACCGTCTTTTCATAGATACCGTCGGCCTCCAAGGCTTTCAGAGCGTCTTTTAAGGTAATCCGATTGCTGGTGCAGAACTTTCGTAGGTGCTTGGTACTAATAAATAACTTCTTAGTGTCCGGTTCAATGCGCACAAGAAGATCGTACTTCGGCTCTACAATCGGCAACTGAGCCATACCCGTACGGTTATCAGCAGCGTCGTTAATAACCAAAATACTGCCCCGGTGCTCGTTTAAGAACTCACCAATTACGCTGGCTTGGTTGGTAGCGGGTGGCTTAATCTCATGCCGCATCTGTGAGAACTCTTTAATCATCCACTCAAAGACCCGCTTGATGTCAATATCAATAAGCCCAAGTCTCTTGGCAATCATGCCCCCCGCAATATTACAGGCGGCTACACCAGACCAAAACCGTTCCCGTCCACTAAACTTAACTTTTTTATCAATCACCAATTGAATCTGCTTAACCATATCAAGGGCTTCTTCAAGGTTGCCAACAAGCCATTGCAGATAAGGGCGCCCAGCGTGTCCATAGTTTAAGAACATTTTGGGGAACAAGTCATCAGCCTCGGCTTTGGTTATCAGAGATGTCTCAGGAATTTGATACTCAATTAGTCGCATCAACTCTCCATCCGGGGTAGCAGTCATTGCGCCGAGTTTGTCGTAAAAAGATGCGTTTGATGTGCAGACGCACAATAAAGACCACTTGGATGTGTTGAGGCGCTCTTGGTTGACTTGCGACTGCATGCGCCCACGTGCTCGGCCTTGCGATACGGCATATAAGAAATCAGAGAAGTCATCCCCCTCCATCTTAGTTACCTCATCACAACTAATAGGCAAGTGATTCATGATACCCATGCGGTTGAGTTTCATATTCATAGTGTCGCGCCAGATAAGCATTTGCTCGTCCGGATGTCCATAAACACTATGCATCAACTGGGCTATTGTTGTCTTACCTGTACCAGACCGGTTGTTGATCAGGTTAATAACCGCACCTTTTAGATTCAGATGCTTTAGAAGCGGAGATCCAAACGCCGTAAAGAAACCAAACGCATGCGGCTCAAAACCCTCTCGGTTGTAGACGTTAGCAACTTCTTTCCATTCCTCAAGTGTTCCAACTGGCTGCATGTACTCTGCTATATTGCTGGTCGAAGAAGACGGTGGGCTGTAACGAATTGCTTCAGCAGTAATCTCTTGGTCACCAATAATAAATTTTCTGTCTTTGTCAGTCCATCCAAATTGCATTCTCATTACCTCCACTTCAGTTTTAAACTGCAGTTCATTAACAAACTTAATCATAAATTGCGAAATTGCGTCCATTTGTTTGACGCCACCAACCACGCCATACCATCCCAAACGTTCTTTTAGTTTTTCCTTAGACATTAGTTCAGTAACTGGTAAGGCAAACTCTCTTATCCCGTCCCTTGGCAGGTGTAGTCGGATCCAAGCCACCTCACCGCGATGCGGGTCATGCATACGTTTAACAATGTACAAGTCATGGGCGTAGACTAAATCAGGATCTTCGCCGTCTCCGTTAGATCGGTATATGCCACCGTTCTTGCCACGGAAATATGGGAACGGATACTCTGGAATTACAACAGTGGTTGGCGGTAAATCAGGGATTTCTTGTGGTACTTCAATAATATTATCTTGGTCACTTGCACGTGCAATCTTCTTCCCCAACTGTATCGGCCCTGCGATCTTACCCTTGTGCGGACATCCATCACATCCCCCTGAATTGTATTTTTCAAATGTAGAGCAGCGCTGTGGGCCACCGGTATCCATGGCTTTACGGACAGTCTCGGCGGGGCTGTAGTCTGGGTGCCCCTCTGAAATCTTGTGTATGGCTACATCTCTATCTTCACAAGCCCACGCTACTGAGAGTCCTGCCCGCCATAAGTTGTAATCTACGGTATCCTGTTCTGTAGCAATCTTTGCTATCTGCGCACAGCCTTCGCCCTTAATTGTTTTGGCGATGATAATCTTGAACCACTTCTCTTCGTTATTAGCCAACGCTTTAGTCAACTCATTGAGTTGTTGCTTAGGTAATTGAAACTCCGGCGGTGCAATTAATACGCCGAGCCGACTCTTGATCGTCTCGTAATCTACCTCTGGAGCAATCGCTAATATCGATACAGGCTTAGGTGGATCGTCCTTGAAGTTAAGTGTTTCAGGAACACGCAGTATAGATGCGGTATCAGCAGTCCGTGCGGGGTCGGCATAGAAGTCATATTCCTCGCACAAATACTTAATGCGTTCGGCTACAGGCTTCCATTCTTCAGCACTGATGGTTTTGGTAAGCCGCCAGTACACATGTAATCCCCGCCCCGAATTAACAATCGTTGGTCTAGGAAGGTTTACGGATTTGCAAAACTGTTGTAGGGCTTGCAGTCCTGTCGCCTGATCCGGATAGTCTTTAGTTTCACCGCAATCAATATCAAGCCAAAAGGCTTTGATGTACTTGGCGTTTGCCTGTGTGCGTGATGTATTGGACTCGTATTTAGAACAAGCGAAATATGCGTCGTACTTCTCTTTTAACAGCCGTGCAATTTCTGCCTCTGCAGAATCCAGTGTTTCATGGAATGTCTGCTTAGGGGTTCCCTCCTTTTTCAACCCAACAATACAATACCAGCCCTCAGACGGTAGTACCGCTTGTAATAGTTCTGTTGTTGGCATGCCTAATCCAGATGCGCTTTATCTTTAAGTTTTTTAAGGACATCCGTTATTTTCTCAGCATGCTTCTTACGTGGGATCTCCTGCCCTTTGAACCATTTGTAGATGGTCATGCGGCTTACACCAAAGAAGTTCGCTACGTCAGAAACAGGTATTTCCTGAGCAATACACATCCTCCCCAGCATTACGCCGGGAGAGGATGTCGGGGCGTACTTATTAGTCTCGACTATGCGAGATGAGTAACCTCGTGAATCCGTCATAATTACTCATCATCCGTAGCCCAGTCAGCCATGACTGAAGCAAGGTCTGCTTTTGCAGCAGGGGCATCAGCGGCTTTCTTAGTAGTCTTTTTAGTCGGCTCAGCAACCTCGGCTTGGGGGGCTTCTGGTGCTGTTACTGGCGCAGCAATAGACTTAGGCTTGGCATCGCCTTGAGACGCAGTTTGAATTACTGCAGACTTGGCTTCGGGTGTGACACCTTGTGCCTTGGCTGTTTCCCACTGCTCTTTGTTCAAGAATCCGACAGGCTTGAAAGTCAACTTGGGCGACTCGCTATCTGAGTCAAACTTCATTTCGGTAACAATCATATTGATGTTGTAGCCTTGTGAAGCAACGTACTTGGCATACTGTTCAAAGGGCATGTGCTCTTGATCGCCCTTACCAAAGTAAGACTTAGACGGCAGAATTAACTGATACACCGAACCCTTGATGTCGTCTGCCAACACTACGGCAAGACGCTTTTCATAACGGCACGCACGGCTATCGCCCTGACCGGAACCCTTGATGTTCTGAGGGCATCCTTCGCAGTTCCCATGCTGAGGCGCTTCAATACTTGCATCAGGTGTTATGCCGTCATTAGACCAGCAGTTAGGTGGCGCTGACTCACCGGGGGTGTAGCCACCGGAATAATACTTACGTGCCACGTACTTAGTGCCGTTGACCACAACGATGTTCATAGAACGGTTTTCGTTCTTGGCAATCTCCTCGCCGTTGACCATCATGCGAAACACAGCGCCCCGCAGGGAGATGCGCTTCATGCCACCGGAACCACCTAGCGATTTTGTTAACTCATCAACTCCAACCTCTTTGATGTAGTCGGGTACTGCTTGTTGAAACAAACTAATTTCGTTACTCATCATTTTCTCCTAATGGTGATTTGATACTCACGATCCCGTTGAAGCCCTGCGGGATGCATATCAGGGTTCTCCTCTAAAAACTGCTTCATATTGGTCTGATGGATTCGACGCTCAAGCAACTCCATAGCCTGATTCTCGCGTATGAACTTGTGAAGGGATTCCCAATCATTAGTCCAATAGCGTTCTTTGAGCGTGCGATACGCCGTACCAAATGGCGTACGAAAACTATCAGCACCGGTTTCTTTGCATATCGTAAGCAACTCGGCACTGATAACCTTCATCTGTTCCTCGACTGCTTCAATCTGCGACTCCATATCTCGCTTAATTCGATCACGCTCATCGCGCATCTTGATATAAACAGAGACGAGTTTATCTACGGAAACATCCATATAAGATCCTCTTGGTTTTTGTTTTTTATAATGTACTACTAAAACTGTACTGTGTCAAGAACTAATTTCGGTTTTATACAAATCAACAAGTTGCGTATGAGTATTTAGTTTTCCTTGAAGCATGCTGTACAACTTGTTCTCTACGGGGCTTCCTGAAATGTGTACCACGGTCATCGGGTTCTTTTGCCCTTGTCGGTGGATACGAGCATTGGCCTGCAGGTAAGTCTCGATAGATGTCACAGGAGCGTACCAGATAATTACGTTAGCCGCAGTTAGGGTAACTCCGTGGGAGGCGGCTTGCGGTTGGATTAGCAACACTCTCGGTTCCGGCTGTTCTTGAAACCGCTTAAAAATATCAGTACGTTTGTTTACACTCACATCGCCATTGATAACTTCTGCTGTGATGCCCTGCTTAGTTAAGTATTCTTTAAGAAGTTGTATGGTGTGGGTGAACGGCACAAACACCAAGACTTTGTGAGACGCCTCATCAATGACCTCCTGCACCACGCTGAGACGGTTTGAGACATCGAACTCAATAACATTCTTTGCATCGCTATAAACTGCACCCCCTGATATTTGTAGCAACTTGTTAAGGTTTGTGGCAGCGTTTACTGTCGAGACCTCTTCGCCAGCCGTAAGTAGCAACATGTCATCCTTAAGAATCTTGTAGTACTTTTCTTGCTGGGGCGTCAGCGGTGCATGGCGGGATGTGTACGTAATATCGGGCAAGTCAATACACTGCTCTTTGGTAAACCGGATGGCTGGTTGCAGTGCATCAAAAATAACTTTCTGCGCTCCGGGTTTGGGTATCCATTTGAACCGGCTGATATTGACCATGACCATGTCTCGGAACGACCCAAAGAACCGTGGAACATTCTGTGGAACAGACATCTTTGCTAACCCAAAGGCATCCGTAGGGGACTGCGCCGCCGGGGTACCCGTCATCATCCAAAGCCATGTCTTTTCACCAACGATTGTTTTGAGCGTCTTCCACCGCTTTGTGTTGACGTTCTTGTAAGCATTGGCTTCATCCACAATAACTAAGTCAAAGGTGCCATCTTTAATAATGTCCTCTGATACCGTCTCAACCCCGTCATAGTTGATGACTATGAATTCGGCTGTGCTATTGATAATTGCTTTACGCTTTTCTCTAGAACCATGCGCTATCCCAACATGGCGGTGGACGGCACATTTAAACAAGTCCGATTGCCACGACGCCTGCATAATTGAAAGAGGGCAGATGATAAGGACTCGGCGTATTAGCCCCTGCTCCATGAGGTAGTCTGCCGCCCATATCGCCGCCGCAGTCTTGCCTGTGCCCTGCTCGTTAAAGCAGAACGCCCGTTTGTGTAAGGTAAAAAAGGAAGCCGTATCTTTTTGATGGCTCATCGGGGGGTAAGCCCCGGGCCATTTGTAGTCCCTTGTTATTGGGGACGGTACATTTCTAAGATTAAGCGTGCGCAACGTCTGGGCTTCATGCAACCCCCAGTTAACTGCTACCTCGCTGACTTCTCCCTCTTTTTGTACTACCTTGCTTTTCTTTATTGTTTCGGTGATGCGGCTTGGAAACTTAGTGCGCACCACCAAAACTTTATTATTTATTACTTGCATTCTTCTTTACTGACCTATCTGAGTTTCTCTTAAAAGAACGATTAGTGCTAGGAGCGACGAGTCTAAGATTACTGCGGGAGTTTGTCCCACCTTTAGAAAGGGGGGTGATATGGTCAATGTCTTTTCCTTTTCGGTCAACACCGTCTTTGTCCATGTGGTATCTCGCACGCTCACGGGCGGCTCTAGCAGGTTTTTCATCGCGTTCCTTTTGTTGGTTCCATTCCTTTTTATAGGGGCGGGGCTTGTTAACGTAAGGCATGATAATCTCCTAAAAGGGTTTCCCAAATTGTGGATTATCTTTGATACCTAAGTCAAGGGACAGCCGCTCGTTCTCGTCTTTAACCCTGTGGTAAGCCTGTCTCAAGTTCTCAATTTCTCTGTGCAACCGCTCGATCTCGGCTTTGTATTCAACTGGTATGGTGTAGAGTTTTGTCCAAGTGCCATCGGCTTCATCTGGGTCTGATGTAAGCGAACCATCTTTCCACATCCACGCCACAGGCTTTTGTTCCGGTTGCGCTAGTGCTTGGCGTAGTGCATTGATTACTCCAACATCTTTTTTCTCTTTGCCAAAAATGTCTTCCAAAGCGTCCAACGCCTGCTCTGCCGCATCTCGTAGATCGCTCATTCTTTCACCTTATAAAACTTCTTGGTTCCGATGCGTACCAAGTCCGCGATACCGTTTTCGACAAACCTGTGCAAAACACGGGCTACTTTGTTATCGCTTACGATCCATGCCTTTGCAATCGTCCTCGCCTGAACGGGGGTTTTGGGGTGAGAAAGTAGATACCTCCACACCTTCTCCTCAAAATCGGTCATCTCAACTGCCACTGTTCTTCTCCTTAACTCTTAAGTTTTAGGCCGTGTTCAGCCAATGCGTTAACAATATTTTTAAGGGTTATTTTTCCAAGGTTTGGTATTTTTGTTAAGTTATAGGTATGTTGATTACACAAGTCACCAATTGTATGTATACCTTCTGCTTCTAAACAATTCATTGCCCTGACATCTAAATTTAAATCTGTAACCGAACAGGAACGTAGTTTGTTTTTGTTATTCTTTTCGTTTAGCATGGTGTCTGCTAATAAATACGCTTGCTCTGCAAGTCCGGGCATACCTTCATCAACCCAACATTCGTATGTATTATCTAAAAACATATCGTAATGAATTTTCATCATCCCCTGCATTGCCTTCGCCGCAAAGTAATCTCGCAGTGACATACCCGGATTGTCTGCACTTGGAAATGCTGGCCCACCATCTTCTACTTCAATAGTAACAATCATAGTCTAGTACCTCCACGATTAGCACAAGGCCATACTTGGGATAACGCATTTACCACAAGAGAATCGGCAGAGTAATGTCGTCTCTCAGGATTAATCTCTAGGTACTGCTTGACCACATCCCGGGCTTGCCCTGCTGTTACATTTTGTGGGGCGCATACCTTTACTCTCGCATACACATCAGCCACTCCTTGTACATAGCCAAGGGCAACCATCCTTGGAACGGTTTCTGAGTCATTCATCCTCGACAACAGGCCGTTGCCATCTAAAAACTCAGCGCACCCAATACTCGGTATAAACAGCAAACTTGCTATAACCTTTCTCATGACTTCTCCTCTAGTTCAATTATCTTATCTAGGTAATGCCTAGCCTTTTTAATATCTTGTACGCCACCTTTGCCTTCAACGCCCTTGGTATTTACCCGTGCAAGGTAGGCAATCGCAGATCCCAATAGAAACCCACGGAATTGAGCAGGGGTCATCCATGCTTCCATGGCATCCCATGGTTGAATCTTCATGGCTTTGTAGTGTTCTCCGCCGACTTGTTCTTCGTTTGCGCTCATTTCACGCTCCTGTACCTTGTGCTCATCAACTCTTCATACGAAAACTTTTTACCTAATGCCTGAACAACATCTACCTGTTCTTTTGAAACTTTAATTAGTCTGTTGTCAAACACAAACGCATACTTTGGCATTGTGGTACGGCGGCGTATAAAGTCATGCCCCCGTGGTGTTAGACGCCACAACCCTGAAGCACGTTTATCTTCGTCATCTTTTTTTGGTTTAGCCTCAAGCAACCCCCAGTGGTGTAGGGTAGCCATAGACTTAGACCGCAATATCCACTTGGGGGCTTTACCCAAATCAATCCACTCGTTCTTTCGAAAGTTCTTGAGCATCCAAATCATGCCCCGTGTTTGCGTGCTATTAATTTGATACCCATTGATCTTGCCCCACCTACGGCAACAAGGACATTTGCCACCGTCTCCTCGTATTACTTTTTGGAAATCTAATCTTGCTTCTGCAAGCGTTCTCATCTAACTCTCCTCTTAATATGGTGCTTCTTCAAAACTTGAAAATTGAATTTTTCTTGCTTTAGTTTGCTTGCGCATCCATTTGCGTATTTCTTTCCTTTCTTCATCGGTCTTAAAAGGCCAAGCCATACGCAACGAATCTAATGGGGGATCTTTTGCATCAAGATACTGATGCTCCGGTTCAACTAACTGATTTATTAGAAACCAATCTACTGCGGGTTCATTCATCTGTAACTCCCCTTCCCGTTATGTTCGCAATCCTGAACCGGACAAAACTTACGGCAAGTAAAATTAGGCACGGCATTCCACACGTCGGTCTCCATGGCTTTCTCTAGCCTTTGAATCTCAGGCAACCACTTTGCCCATGCCTGCTCTTGGATCTCGTCGGTATAAGACGCTCTAACTAAATCTTCGGCAACCACAAACACTAACCCCGCCTTAATACTTTTGACATGAGGGAAATGTTTAAACACCAAAAGGGCTAACAACTCTAACTGTTTACGGTCGGCGTATTGACTGCTCTTGCTAGTCTTGTAGTCAATCAGATGCGCACGGTCTTCATCAATGATTAGTAAGTCTGCAATTCCACGGAACCACACGTTCTCATCTCGGAACCCAACCGGTTTAAAGTCTTTGGTTAGCCCCATCTCATACTCACATAACTTCATACCGGGCAACGCTTTTAGCGCATCTAACATAGGCTTTAGAAACGCATACCGTGGATCAAGGCTTTTGTCGTTACAGACATAATCTTCGGCGGCTTGATGCACCTCTGTACCGTAGATCAAATGTTGTTGTGGCGGCTCGACAATATCCTTGACTATACGTAGTCGGTAATACTTCCGTGGGCATTGTTGGAACAGCGAGATGCTGCTGTATGACCACGTGTAGTTATTCGACATGGCTTTTTACCGCAGTACGCATCATGCGCAGTTCGACTATTGCTTCGTCAATTAACACGGCGGCTTCTTCGTATTTGCTAACTTTTAGTAACTGATACGCTTCTTTTATTTTCTTATCTGCTTCAAGATAGTACGGGGCAAAATCCATTTTGTTATTCATCAAGCATCTCCATAGTTTTTAGCAACTCCAACTTCACAAGTAAGGGGTAGTGTCTGCGCCCACTTGGGTCGCCATGTCATACACTCAGTCACATAAGCCACGGCTTCATCTGCCTCGGCTTCTTTAGCAATACATACAATAGAATCGTGAACAGTCAGCGCAACTTTGTATTTCTTAGCAACACGGAGCATCTGTTCACCAACCGCGCACCTCGCAACCGCTTGGGTAAAGTTCTCGGTGACTTTCCCACCGTAGATTTTCGTTTCGCCAATCCTTGTTTTATATGAATACTGACCATCTGAATCGGCTTTAAGTCCACGATAGGTAAGGTACAACCCGGAGGGTAGTCGGATACCGGACTCAGTAACGGATATAACTTCGGGGTACATTCCAATTGGTGTGGTTTGTCTTGCAACCAAAGCATCAAGACTTTTTTGCGCTTGTTTCCATAAGGCCGGGATCTTGGGATAGGTTTGTCGATAGACGGCGATAATGCGTTGGCAATCTTCCTCCGATAGGTCAACCCCAAAAACCTTAAGTTGAGCCTGAAACTTAGCCGCGCCCATTCCGTATCCCGCCCCAAGGATAGTCGTCTTACCAATGAACCGTTCTTCTTTCGTAATTTTCTCGATAGACTTGCCATAAATTGCCGACGCCATGATTTTATAAACGTCTTCACCTTTATCGAACGCATCAACTAAGTCTCCCTGTCCTGCCAACCACGCCACAGTACGGGCTTCAATCTGTGATGAGTCGGCGTTAATGATTACGTATCCGTCGGGGGGTGTGATTGCTTGCTTGAGCCTCCCACTTCTCGGTAGGTTCTGAAGATTAAGTTTGTCATCCCCGCCCCAACGCCCCGTATGGGCAGCGTAATACCGCAAGGGCACGGGCATCTTGCCCCGCTTTGCTATTCCAATGAAGCGTGTAGTGCGAGTTTCTTCCAACGTGCTTTTTGTCCCAAGCCGTGCAGCAACAAGTGCTTGCACCCGCAGATCCTCATGCTCCTGTAATTCTTTCAGCCCCTCGTCAGACTTAGCCAACGCCCATGCTTCTTTGCCTGTGGCAGGGCTAATCTTAGTCGGCACCGTCACGCCAATGCTTTGTAGGAGAGCAGCAAACTTATCGTTAGAAAGGAGCGTATCTTTATCAGAGTCCGCTGCCAGCATTAACTTCTCTTTCTTTTCTTTCACTTCTTCCAAATGTTGCTCTAGTAGCGGTAGATCCAGTTCTAAGACCGGTTCAGTAAACATTCGCAAAGTGAGGTCAATAAGTTTAAGTTCTGTTTTATTAAATCTAGGGGCAAGGCGTTGAAAAAGATTGTAAGTGAGGTCAACGTCATTACGACAATAATCACCGTACCGGCTAAGATCCTCAGAAGAAAACGCTGTTCGTCTCTTGCCCATCGCATTAACCACTTCATTGCCTTTCACTCCTAAGTTATAGCGTTCAGCCAACTTCGCCAAACTGTTTCCGACTTCAAGCCCGTCGGTGGCACGTGCCATGCACAAGGTATCTAGCCATGCCATCGGCTTAACACCGAATTTCCAAGAAAGGATTGCGCCATCAAACATGGTGTTATGCGCCAAGACAAACGCCTCAGCCCACTTAAACTTACCCAAGAAATGCATGGTCTCAGAGTACGTACCGCTAAACCATTCTGTCTCGGCATCGTCAACCTTTACGCCAACCCCTATGACTTCAAAGTTATCGTCACGCACATACTCCTCTGTGGTCATCTTTGAGAGCGAAAACTCTCTGTCGTAGTACGTCTCAAAGTCTACTGTAATAATCATTATTTTCTTTTAGGTTTTAAGTGTGGGTTACTCATCATTGCTTCTTGTATCGCTTTCATTGTCCATCTTCTACGCGGTAACTCATCAAGATCTTCTTTTTCGTCATGCATAATGGTAGCCATGATGGCATCTCGCGTAGCCTGCCGTTTTAACTTAACGTATTTGCGCTTAACCAAATACTGTTCAATCCAATTAAAACGACCCTCGTGTAATATATCGTTCCATTTAGTTTCTAAATGACGTGACTCAAACGGGCGCACAAACTCTTCGGGGTAAAGATCCATGCGCTCAAGCATAATTTTTACTTGCTCGGAAACTATTTTCACTTCCTCTCCTCAGAACTGGTCAGATCAGCATCTGTCATCGTC